GTATTGTAGATGATTACAATTTTAAAGTAACTTTGAGCGGAGGAGACCCTACAACGGATGCAGTTACAGGTGCTGGTGGATTACCAGAATTCTATGTATCAAGTTGGACAAACAGTGCTTTACGTTGTGGTTTATTTGATGATCAGAACGGATTGTTCTTTGAATATGATGGATCAACTCTCTATTGTTGTAGAAGAAGTTCTATTACACAACTAAGTGGAACTGCATCTGTTGCGTTTAGAAGTGGACAAATTACTGGAACCAATACTAGATTTACTAGTCAAGTTGCAGTTGGAGATAAACTTGTTATTAAAGGACAGACGCACGTTGTAACAAACATAGCAAGCGACACTTCACTGTATATTATGCCTTCTTATCGAGGCGTAGATAATTCAAATGTAATCATTACAAAAACAGAAGTTACTCGAGTTGCACAGGCCAACTGGAACCTAGATCCATGTGATGGCACTGGGCCAACAGGGTTCTTCTTAAGGCCGTATCGTATTCAAATGGCGTATATTGATTATAGTTGGTATGGTGCTGGTAAAGTACGGTTTGGATTTAAAGATCAAAGAGGACAGGTTGTCTATGTGCATGAATTTATACACAACAACCAGAATACCGAAGCATACATGCGTTCTGGTAACTTGCCTGCTAGATATGAAATTGAAAACATTGGTACACCGACTTATGTTCCTGCGCTTGCACACTGGGGTACTTCAGTTATTATGGATGGTAAATTTGATCCTGATAATGCTTATCTATTCACTGCATCAAGTAATAACGTTCAGCTCACTGGTAGTAATGAAGTGACAGTCTCTGCTAGAGCAGAAACTACTAATTATTATTACTATTTTTATAATAATAGATGGTACACATTGGGAAGAGCACTTCTCATTGAGACTCCTAGTTTTGTTTATAACTCTATTCCCGGCGGTGTTAGCATTACCGGAGCAAACCTCACAAGCACAAAAACTCAAAATCCAAGTACATTCTTTGGCTTGCCTAGTCAACCGTATCAAGTTAGTTTAAGAACAAGATACGGAAGCACTGGTGCATCTGCAACTGAAGAGATAAGAAATCTTTTGTTGCTTGACAGGGCTCCAACTGGAACTTCTGGCACTGATAGCGACTACACAGCAACAATATCAACAACTGGTGCACCGGTAGTTTATGATGTACCTCTTATTAGTATTAGACTAGCACCTTCAGTTGATACAAATACTCCGGGATTCTTAGGTGAGAGAGAAATTATCAATCGTATGCAGTTGATTCTTAATTCAGTTGGTATTCTTACAACACACAACTGTAGAATTACTTTACGATTGAATGGTCTCATAACAAATACTTCCTGGGAACGAGTACAAAACCCGAGCTTGAGTCAACTTATATATCATACAAACCAAGATAGTATTAGTGGAGGAATTGATATATTTGAATTTAGAGCACAGGGTGGAACGGGTGCAAGTGGCAGAAGTGCGGTTGTTACTGACCAAGATCTTGGAGAAATTGTTACGCTTGGTAATTCTATTCTCGGAGGCGACAACGTGTTCCCAGATGGTCCTGATGTACTAACAATTGTTGCTATACTATCAGAAGATCCCTCTACTGTGTCAACAAGTAATCCATTCAACGTAACAGGTAGAATATCATGGTCGGAATCTCAGGCTTAATAACAGGAACAAACTAATGCCCCACGCTCGGTTTTATACCAGAGACTATTTGGGAGAGATGGTTAGCGCAAATACAAGTTGGAAAACACGCAATGATCCAGACAGTATGACCTGGGTTGAAAAAACTATTTTCAATGAAGAACATAATAGTGTTGCGCATGTTATAGGTAACAGCACATCAAGAAAAGATTTTAATTTACCTTTACTAAAAGGACAACACGGTGGCGAAGGTGGCGTACAGAGTGTTGGACAAACTTATGGATGCAATTTACTCTACAAAGATTTTGCTCCGGATTTTTTAATTTGCACTAACAAAATTATTTGTAAAGAATTAGTAGACAGTGGTTATTGCGAAGATAATATTGTTTACTCCAATGTAAAAAATATACTACAACACCCAGGCCACTTTCATTTATATCCAAAATTATTTACAGCAAGCATAGGCAATTTAGCACTTAGACTAGCATGTGCTGATGGTCATAAGACTGTTTTTATGTTGGGTATGACAACCTACAATACAGAAACAGATAATATATACTATGAACAACATGAAGTGTATAAAACTGTAAATCAGTCTGGTGCTAATAACAAACTAGTTAATGACAGTTGTAAAATATTTTTAACTTATCCAGATGTAAAATTTTATTATGTGTGTAAAGATCCTGGACTAATGCCGGAAGAATATAACTGGTGTCCTAATGTAGAAGAAATTACAGTACTACAGTATTATAATCTAGCACAGTTAGGTGCTATTGCACATTAGATCTTCTATAGTTTGTATTTTATCTATTATCTCATCAATTTTAAATGTAGTAAACACACCGGGATGTAATGGTTTAGGCCAACTGTCTAGTTTACTCCAAGCATAACCTTTGTGTTCTTTGTTAAGTTTTGGTACAAATTCTTCTTCTACTACACAAACATATGTGCTATAACAAAAGTTATTTTTACTATTGGTAAACTTTTCAACTGGGATAGTTTTAAGCACTAGTGGCATAAAGCCTATTTCTTCTACTATTTCACGTTGTAGTGCAGTGTATTCTGTTTCGTCTCGTTCAACTTTACCGCCAACAAATGCCCATGTACTGTCATACCGCGCACCGTTGCGCAGTACAAATAAATAACGTCCAGTTGTTTTGCTTAAGAACAGTGCGCCTACACTGCTATTAAATGACGATACTCCAGTCGCCTGCTCGATATTCGCCTTCATAGGATTTTACCCATTCTGTGCCTGTATACTTGTATTGTAGTCCAGTATTACTATTTGTCATATAGTGTATACCCTCTTCTGCACTACTGTCAAATGCTACTTGCCAGTCTGTACCGTTATACTCGATAATGTCATTTGCACCTGCAACTAAACTACCCCATGCATCAGGCCCATCTGTGTTACTTGAATTACCTATTGCATTAAGCACTAGATATCTTTGTCCTGTTGCGGCAGTGGCTAATCCTGCATCAGGTGCGCTACGCAAAGGATTAATAATTTTGTCCACTGCAGATATGTCATTTGTTGGAATTGTATCACTTTGCACAGTCCATAGTAGTTTATATGGATCACTAGGATGGAAGGCAATTGTGCCTACTATTTCTGCAGAACCTCCTGTTTCTAATCGTATTTGACTAATACCGCTTTGTAGTTCACCATATTGGTTTATAAGTGCTGCCCAACTTACATCATCTGTCCCTACTTTTTCTGGTGGATCATTTAATGGACTGTAATCAACTTTGTTTGTTGTAGATTCATTACGATCTAAAATTTGTATTGTATTACCAAGCACAACAATGCCAAAGTTCATAGGCGTAAACTTCATACGTTCGCCTAACAGTATCTGGCCATCAATAACACCGTCTGCAATGCCACCTTGATCATCATATATACTTGCAACAATTTTATTAATAACACCAAGTTTCTTAACTTTTGCAGGTGCAGTTAACCAAATTGGAACTGTAAACTGTAGTGTGCTTATGTCTATTTGTTCATCAACTCCTACAGGTACTGCTCTGCTTGACCATTGTGTAGCGGCAAGTTCTATATAACTTAAACTTGTCCAATCCAAATAATTATCTGTGCTTTGTATTTCTAGTGCAGGATTAAACAATACAAGTATTTGTTCTAGTAGTTGTAGTTTTTGATTTGTATTGCTACTCCAAATATCTACACTCATCTGCAGTGTATAAGGCACAGGCATTAAACGTTCAACTGTAAATGCATTTCCTTGTTGTGTAGTGTAACTGTTTGTATTAGGATCAAACTTTCTCATGCGAATATGTTTTTTGTCTACAAAACTAGGATCCTGTCTACGTTCTGGGTTGTACTCTAATCCAGTAATATAGCAACTAATCATTGGTGCTGGCTGTATTTTGTTTTCACTATTCTCACGAATAATACTGCTAACCATCCGTGTTGCATCTCCATACTTTACCGGCACAGTAAGCAGGGTGGTGTTGCCATCACGGTCTTTGCCATACTCAACTTGAAAGTTACTAAATGCACGAATAAACTGCAATAGAAAACGTCTTATTTGTTGGTCGTAGAAGAATTGCTGTGCCATTAGTCTTCCCTAGGTTTCAGTGCGTCACTTAGACTTTGTCTACTTGTTGCTGTGGTATTATCGTCTGCAGTAAACGTGCTTGTGTTATTGATGAAGCCATCTCTCTGTGTATTTCCAGTGCCAGGTGTAAGAGCAGAACGTACATCATCTTCTACTTTTTGCCAACGTGAGCCACTGTAGCGGAAAAGTCTATTAGGTAAAAAGTCTAAACGCAATACATAATCTCCTTCTTGTGCTCCACTAGGAAAACTTGTACCCATACTAATTGGTTCTCCGTTTGGTGCAAGTCCGTCACCTACTAGATAGCCGCTATAACTTACACTGTTTAGTGGTGTAATACGTCTCATATCGGCACTAGCATCAGTATTATCAGCGTTTACAACTGTGTCGTCTGCGTTTATTCCTTTAGGTTCTAACGGTGCTCCTGTAATAGGATCTGTAGGCACAATGTAGTATTGACTTGTGTCATAACCACTTTCAGGAACCTCTACTTCTGCAGCTTCAACAACTTTATTTGTAATTTCTAGTTCTTTTTGATATGTACTTAATAGATCTCTTAGTGTACTATCTGTTTGATTACCGTCGGAATCCTCTTGAATAATGTTAAGGATATCGTTATATTCTTGTGCATCTACTAGTGGTGTACACTTCACACGCCACAAGTGACTCCACCAAGTTGGGCTAAATCCTTCACTAGGACGCGATCCTTCTTGTACTACATAGTAGCGTTTTAGGCTCAATTCTACACTTTCGTCTAGTGCGCTAAAATCTGTAAGGTGTGGCAATTCAATTACATCACCACTCATTAGTTTTCGTCCAAGATTGTTAACCATATCATTTTCGTGGAATGTAATGAATAACGTATCGTTTGCAAGGAACAAACCAAACTGTGATAGGTCAAAGTCTGTGTCACTTACACTGTATATACCACGCAAATTGTATACATCTTGGTCATAAATTCTATCTCTGTTTTCTAAAAATAGAAAATCCTGTATGCCAAGTGGATCTGGCTCTTGATAGTTAGGCTGACTAGGATCACTTCCGCCTTGACTTGCTACGCCAAGATATTTGTGAACATTTATTCCTG